GGCAGGCCGAGCAGAAGATCGCCGAGCACGCGGCCAGCCTGCCGGGCACGGTCAAGGAGATCGTCACGGCTGAACTTTCCCGCTTCCCGCGTGCCGGAGAAATCGACCAGCTCCGGAAGGAGTTCGCGGAGCCTCGCGGGCTAAATCCTCGCGGCAAGTGGCAGGGCGGCGAGGTCTACAACAAGCTAGACCTCGTCACGATCAACGGCGACTCATTCGTCTCGAACTTAGACGACAACCGCGAGCGGCCTTCCCGCAACGCGGCGAACTGGACCTTAAGCGCGGCGCGCGGAAACTCGGGCGGCGGCGGCGGCATCACGTCGCTTAACGACGTGCTCAACGCGCCAACCGCCGGACAAATCATCGGCAGCGAGAATGGGCAGTACGTTGCGAAGACGCTCGCCGCCGGCGCGAACATCACGATCAACGAGACGGCGAGCACGATCACGATCATCGGCGATGAAGGGGAAATCTCGTTGCAGGACGGCACCGCCGCCGCGCCTGCGCTGTTCTTCACGAACGACACCGACACGGGAATCTATCGTCCGGCGGCGAACACGCTCGGGATCTCGGTCAGCGGGACGCAGAGCGCGTACTTCGACACTAACGGGCTTACTGTCGCAGGCACCGCCACCGTGGGCGGCAACCTGACGGTGAATGGGGATGGCGTGCAGCAGCTTGGAGCAAACGGTGCGCTAGTAAAGCTGGGCGTTCCGACTTATGCGCCTAATACTAATCTTGGCGGAAATCTGCTTCAAATTAAGTCTGCTGCTGGCTTTGCTTATCTAACGATTGGCAATGGTGATGGTGCAAATTCTACTGCCTACGTTGGCGGCGCGTCTAGCTTTCTGCTATTTGGTCGAGTCACGGACGCCGGTGTTTTGACCGAAAATGCCCGCTTTCCCAACAGCGGCAACCTCCTCATCGGTGGCACGACCGACATCAGCGGCACGGGTGGACTCAAGGTGTTTGGCACCACCGCCTCCACGACCACCTCCACCGGCGCGCTAGTCGTCGGCAATGGGTCAAGCGGCGGGCTGGGCGTGGGTGGGGCGGTGAATGCGGGGAGTTTTGTGACTTCCGGGACTACGCTGTCTGCCGTTGCTTCCGTCAGCGTCTCAACTACCGCAGTCGATCTTGCCGTGGCGACCACGGTTGGCGGGCTGTACTTTGTCACCGGCTACAACAACTCAGGCGGGGCACAAGGCAGTTTCCTGCTGCTAGTTCGCGGTAGCGCTGTTACAACTGTTAGTTCGGACAATAATACCGGCCTGACCGTCACCTTTTCCGTTTCCTCGGGCAAGCTTCGAGCGGCTACGGCCTCTGGCACCCTGATTGCAAGTGCGTTCGCAGTCACTCGTGGCTAACAACTAATCTCCCTCAATGAATACCATCATCAACGTCTCCCCCGTATCCGTCTGGACTTCGTCCGGCACCAAATCCGCCACCCAGTTTGGGGTTCGGTATGTCAACTACCAGAACGGCCCCGCCGTCGCCGACTGCGTGCTCCTCGACGCCGCTGGTGCCGAGGTGAGTGCTCAGCTCGTCAATGCCACCGAGGCTCAGACCGCTGCGTGGACCGATGACGCCAGCTTCTACGCGGTGCTGGCTCAGAACGCCGGACTGACCCCGCTCTAATTTGACGAATCCCGCTGCGTCGTGAATCAAAATCAAATGACTCCCGAGCAGGCGCTTCAGAATCTCGCGCACGTCGCCGCCGCCTTCCGCGGCACGGCGCAGGAACACGACATCCTCCGTCAGTCCATCGAGACGCTGGCGAAGGCGATCCAACCGGCGCCCGTTTTGCCGAGTGGCGCATAAGCAATGAGCCTCATCTCATTCCTCGCGAGCGCCGCCGGCGGGACGATCCTCGGCGGTTTGACGCAGGTGCTTGGCTCCGCGGTGGGCGAGTTGAAGGAGTGGAGCGCGAGCAAGCGGCGGATCGCCGAACTTGCCGCGATGAAGGAGAAGCAGATTGCCATCGCCGAGGTGGAGGCGTTCGCGAAGGCCGTCGAGGGCACGGTGAACTCAAGCTACGCGCCGCCGCCCACCGCGCCGTCGTGGATGCATGGGCTCCTCGCCATCGCCGCCTTCAGTACGCAGATGGTCCGGCCGCTGATGGTCGCGGGCGCCTGCGCTTACATCTGGACTCGCCCCGCGGACCAACTCGCCGGGCTCCAGCCGGAGATCCTCACGGTCTCCTTCGCCTGCGTTTACTTCTGGCTCGGCGTGCGCCACCAGATGAGCCGCAGCAAGTAATCTCCTCCGATGATTAAGCCCGCCGACGCCGTCGCCGCCATCACTCCTCCGGTCGCCACTATCACGGCCGGGCAAATCAACTCTGCGCTGGGCATCGTGACCGGCATCGCCTCGCTGGCGTTTATCTTCTGGCGCTGGCACCGCGAAATCAAGAAGGCGCGCGCCGAGGACGCCGCCGCGGCCAACTCGCAGCAGGAGCGCCGTGACTGACTGGTCCGCAGTCCAGCGCGACGAGACCCGCAAGGTCTACGAGGCCGAGCTGGCGTCGCTGCGCAAGGAGCTCGAGGTCGCGCGGTCCTCGCTCGCGAACGCGACCAAGGCGCGCAAGACGAAGATGCCCGCGCCCGCCGCGACCCGGCGCCGGTCCGGCAGCGACATCGTCCGCGTCGTGATCCCTGACACGCACGGTTGCCTGATCGACAAGCAGGCGCTCGCGGCGCTGCTCGCCGACATTAAGGCGCTCGACCCGCAGGAGATCATCCTCCTCGGCGATCACGTCGACTGCGGCGGGTTTTTGGCGCAGCATCATGTGATGGGGTATGTCGCCGAAACCGATTACACCTACGAGGAAGACCTTGCCGCCGCGAAGGCTTTCCTTGACGCGCTCCAGTCCGCGGCGCCGCGCGCTAAGATCGAGTACCTCGAGGGCAACCACGAGCGCCGCGTCGAGACGTGGTGCGTGACGCAGGTGCTCCGGCACAAGAAGGACGCCGAGGGCCTGCGCCGCCTGCTCGCGCCAGAGTTCCGCCTCGGGCTCAAGGAGCGCGGCATCGCCTACTACCGGCAGGGCGAGTTTTACGACGGCCTCCCGGTGCCGGGCGTGATCAAGCGCGGGAAATGCTTCTTCTTCCACGGCGTGAGCACGGCGAAGAACGCGGTTGCAGCCACCGTGGACAAGATCTCGGGCAACTGCGTTTTCGGCCACACGCACCGAGCGCAGTCCAACATCGTCCGCCGGATCTCGGCAGGCATCATCGGCGCGTGGAACCCCGGTTGTCTATGCCAACTCCAACCGCTCTGGCAGCACACCGCGCCGACGGACTGGTCGCACGGATACGCGGTGCAGCTAGTCGCAGACAGCGGCGCCTTCCTGCATCTCAACATCCCGATAATCGAGGGCGAGAGTCACTTCGCCGCGCTGCTCAAACTGTGAACTGGAAGCAACTAGTCGAGGCGCAGAATCGCCGCACCTACGTCCTGCCGCCGGGCTGGGACTCGCGCGACAAGATCGCGGAGCAGCTCGAGTGCAGCATCGACAACGTGCGCGTGCTACTCGGGCCGGCGATCCGCGCGAAGTCCGTCGAGGTCTCCGTTTTCCCTGTGTGGGATGAGGTTACCAAAAAGGTCGTGCGCGTGACCGCCTACCGGCGCCGCGAGGGCCAGAACGTCAAAGCCGGAAAATGATTTGACGGACGCGGCCTTTGAGATGGCCGCTCCAACCATTACTTTTGCCGCCGCCGCCGGGCAGATCGACGCCGCCTCGGGCGTGATCCGCGGCGTGTCGCTGATCACCGAGGGGCCTGCGCTGGGCCACGGCGTGATGGTCGATGGCAAGACGCTTGAGCAGGTCAAAGCCGCGGCGGAGCAATACAGCGGCGGGCTCAAGGTAAAGCTCGACCACTCGGGCGGTGCGGGCGACATCATCGGCTACGTCGACGCGCTGCGGATCGAGGGCAAGAAGCTGCTGGGCGATCTGCACCTGCTCGAGAACTCGCCGCACCGCGGCTACGTCCTCGAGATCGCGGAGAAGATCCCGGACACGTTTGGGCTCTCGATTGCGTTTTCTGGCCCGGTGGAGATGGGCGAGGATAAGCGCACCATCCTGCAACGCTGCACGGAGATTTACTCCGTCGACCTCGTGAGCGAGCCCGCGGCCAACGAGGCCGGGCTGTTCGAGCGCCGGATCAAAGCTTTTCAGGCCTCCGAAAGCATCCCGCCCAAGGAGGGAAAATCTGATGCTAAGTACCTACTTCCAATGAACGAAGATGCGAAGAAAGAGATCGCGGGCATGATTGAGTCCGCGATGATGGCGATGGGCGACCGGCTCTCGAAGCTGGAGTCGATGCTCCCGAAGCCCGAAGATAAGCCGGCTGCGATGTCGGCCAACAGCGACGTCGTCGCGCTTGCCGCCAAGCAGGCCGCCGAGGCCGCGCTCAAGGAGTTCGCGAAGACCATCGGGGCGCCTGCCGCTCCCGCGGTTTCCGCCGACGCTCCAGCGAAGAAGGAGGAGTCCAAGACCTTCGAGTCCGTCGTCGCCGCCAAGGCCGTCGAGCTCAAGGGCGACAAGGGCGCCGCCATCAGCTTCGCGATCAAGTCCAACCCCGATCTCTACGCCGCCTACCGCTCCCGCGTGCAGGCCGGCGAGCTCATCAAACTCTAACCACCTACCAAGATGGCTACTCAATACCTCGGCGCGGGCACGTTCCTCGCCAATGCTACCATCACCGCTTTTCAGGGCGTCGTGATTTCCAACAACCGAGGCGTGGGCCTCTCTAGCGCCAGCGCTTGCGACGGCATCGCGCAGATCGACGCGGCTTCCGGTGATTACGTCACCGTCCGTTTCCTCCATAGCGACGGCACGCTCAAGGGCGTCATCACCGGCACCCCGGTGACCGTCGGCGATACCCTCTACCTCGCGGCCTCTGGCCTCGTCTCCACCACCGGCACCGTGACCGTGGGCAAGAGTCTCTCGACTCAGGCCAGCGGCAACGGCTCCGCGGTGATCGAGTTCATCGCGAAGAACCTCTAACCCTTCACAGAAAGGATTACTCACAATGTACACCAATTCCGCTGCTGTTTTCCGCGGAGACATCGCTGGCGTTCTCGAGCAGGCCAAAGACTGGGAGACCAGTCTGATCGGCACGCGCGTGATGCCGATCCTCAACGTCCCGGTCCGCGCCGGCCAGTACCCCGCCTTCAAGCTGAAGGAGGGCCAGCTCCTCAAGTCGGAGGTCAAGGTGCGCGACCCGTACTCCACGTTCGCGCGCGGCACCCGTGCGTTCACGCAGGAAACCTACGGAGCTCTCGAATACGGATACGAGGAAGCCGTTGACGATGTAATTGGCTATGAAATGTCGCGCTTCTTCGACGCCGAGGTGATTGCCGCGAAGCTCGCCCGCCGTAAGCTCCTGCTCGCGCACGAGCTCCGCGTCGCCGCCGAAATCTTCAACACCGGCAACTTCACCTCGACGAACTCCGGCCAAGCCTACAGTAACGCCAACATCGCCACGTTCGACGTGGGCGAGGACGTGCAGCTCGCCATCGACCGCCTGATCTCGAAGGGCGAGTCGACCAGCAACCTGCGCGTGGTCATCCCGTACCCCGTCTGGACCCGAGTGCGCGCAAGCACCAAGTTCCAGAACCGCCTCCGCGGCGCTGGCATCTCGAGCGACACGATCCTCAACGCGAGCGCGCAGGCCGCTGCCGAAGTCTTCGGCGTGTCCGAGGTGCTGATCGGCCGGGCGGCTTACGACTCCGCTGCCGAGGGCGTCGCGTATTCCTCCAGCAACGTCTGGGCGAACACCTACATCTGGGTTGGCTCCGTCACCGAGGGGGGCTCCGGCTTCTTTGGGGGCGGCGCCGGGTATACCCTTTCGTGGAGCGAGTACGGCCCGGCGGTCGGCGTGTTCACCTATCGCGACGAGAGCATCAAGAGCAACATCGTGCGCGCTTCGCAGTACACCGCCGAGAAGGTGATCAACACCAACGCGGGCGAGTTGATCGCGACTCAGTACAGCTAACGCTTGGGGATAAAATCCCTTCGCTTGACCCGCGCTCCTTAACTGGGGCGCGGGTTTCTTTTTGACGGGTCGCGCAGCGAAATGCGGATTTCCCTTTGCGTCATCGCGGGCAACGAGGCCGAGCACATCGTCGCGATGCTGTCTTCGTTCCGGCACTTCTTCGACCAGTTCGCGCTTGTCCGCGCCATCGGCGCCAAGGAGCCCGACGCGACCATCGAGCTCGCGACCGCGTGGTGCCGCGACAACGGAAAGCCGTTCGTCTGGACCGACTACCAGAACGGTCCGGGCGCGGAGCGATGGGACCACATCGACAGCTTCGCCAACGCCCGCAACGCCGCGTTTCATCTGGGCACCGGCGACTGGCTGATCTGGGCCGACTGCGACGACGTGCTCGAGGACGCGAGCGAGGCCGCGGCAATCGCCTTCCGCGCGACGCTGGGCGCGCTGCCGGAGGGCGTGTCGATGATCCGTTGTCCGTACGACGTGCGCGGGACCAACAAGAAGCTGCACCGCGAGCGGGCGATCCGCACCTCGGCCTTCGCCGCCGGACGCCGCTGGCACCACGACGTGCACGAAAACCTGCTCCTGCTCGCCGGCGACAAGCACGAAGACCACCCGACGCCGGTCTGGGTCCACCAGCCCAAGGCGATCAAGAAGGAGAACCGCCGCCGCAACCTACGGATTCTCGGGCACTCCGTAAAGGAGACGCCGACGCAGTATTTCTACATCCATCAGGAGCACGTCTGCTCGGGCGCGCGCGAGGCCGCGATGCAGTTCGGCAAGATCGCGATCAGCTTCCCGAACCTCGAGGCGTCGTTCCGGTACGAGGCAATGCTCAATCTCGCCAAGCTCTGCAACGATCACCGCGAGTCGCTGGGCTACGCGCTGCAAGCGCACGCCGTCTTCCCGTGGTGCCGCGAGGCTTACGCCGCGATCATCCTCCTCGCCTTCGAGAAGAACGACGGACGCCGCGCGCGCTGGTGGGCAGAGGAGATGCTGCGCCTGACCGAGCCCATCGGCGCGGACCGGCCGTGGACGACCGAGCAAAAGTATTACGGCTGGGCGGGCTACGATCTGGCCGCGCGCGCGTTCCGGCTTGATGGCTACGAGGCGCGGGCGGACGTCTTGCAATCGCAATTCCACCGGGGCGAGGAGCCGCGAATCTCGCTCCTGCACGCCACGCGAGGCCGCACCTCGAAGGCGGTCAACGCGCGCGAGGTCTGGCTGCAACTGGCCGAGCGGCCCGAGCGGGTGGAGCACATCTTCGCCGTCGACGCGGACGACAAGGAGAGCGTGCAGATGGCGCGGCAGTTCGTCTCGGTCACCTCGGAGAAGCGGTCCTGCGTGGCCGCGTGGAATCTAGCCGCGAGGAAGGCGCGCGGCGATCTGCTGGTGCAAGTCTCGGACGACTGGATTCCGCCGCCGGGCTGGGACGCGAAGCTGATGTCGCTCGTCGAGGGCCGCGATCTCAAGCGCGAGCCGGTCGTGATCGCGGTCTCGGACGGGCACCGGACGGATAAGCTCCTCTGTATGGCGATCCTTTCCCGCGCCCGGCTGGAGGCGCAGGGCGATCTGTTCTTCGAGGGCTACGAGTCCGTGTTCAGCGACAACGAGTTCTCCCACCGGGCGTGGCGGGATGGCATCGTGATCGACGCGCGCGACCGCTTCCGCTTCGAGCATCAGCATCCGGCCTTTGGCAAGGGCTCGATGGACGCCACCTACGCCCACAATAACTCCCGCGACCGCTACATCGCCGGCGAGGCGATCTTCAAGACCCGCAACCCCGACGCGCAATGATCCAAGACGAATACGAAATCGACGTCATCACGGGCGCCCTGTTCTCCAAGGACCGGCGCATCCGCGCAGTCTACGACCACGCCTACGTCGCCCGGTACGAGAAGTACCCGCAGGCCGCGCTCTCGCAAATCCGCGCCGAGCTGGTCAACCGCTGGGCGCCCAAGGCGCGCAAGGTGCTCGACGTCGGCTGCGGGACCGGCGCGTTCCTCGAGGCGATGCGCGCGATCCAGCCGAAGGCGCGGCTCTATGGGCACGACGTCTCGCCGTACCCGCTGCCGGAGTTCGTCAACAAGGTCGGGCCGGGCTGGGCGATGTACGACTGGGACGTGATCACGTTCTTCGACAGCCTCGAGCACTTCGACTCGCTCGAGTGCATCCGCGAGATGAGCGCGAAAACCGTCGTCGTCTCGCTCCCGTGGTGGCATCCGTGCTTAGGCTGGGAGTGGTTCAAGAACTGGAAGCACCGCCGCCCGGGCGAGCACCTCTGGCACTTCACGCCGGATTCGCTGTCGAACCTATTCGCGGGTGTCGGGATGCGGGCCGTCTACGTGGGCAACCCTGAGGACGAGGTGCGCCTGCCGGAGCCGGACGCGCAGGGGCCGAACATCCTGACGATGGTTTTCCGCAAATGAAGATCTGCCTCGTCTATCAGATGCGGCTGGGCGACATCATCCGCATCCTGCCCATCGCGCGCTGCCTTGCGAGCCAAGGGCACAGCGTGTACGTCGAATGCCTCGAGTCGTACTGGGGCTTGTTCGGCTGCGTCAGCTACGCCCGCCCCGCCCGGCCGGAGGACCGCGCTGCGATGAACTACGGGCGCGTCATCGACCTCCAGATCTGGCCGCGCCGGTACGACGAGTACCGCCGGAGCGGCAAGCCGTGGAGCGAGTTCGTCTTCGGTCTGTTCCCCGAGTTCGCCGGCCTCGACCGCCGGCCGGTCTTCGACCTGATCGACGAGCAGCCGATGCTGGCCGAATACGGCCTCCGCGAGCCGGTCTGCCTCTTCGCCCCGATGGGCTACTCGCAGGGGCGCCAGTACCCGCTGGGCGCGCTTCTGGACGCCTGCGCGGAGCGGACCCAGCATCGCATCGTCTTTCTCGTCGACGCGCTCCAGCTGGGCCACCTGCGAGACCAAGGCGTGCCCGACCGGGATATGGTTTTCGCCCGTTCGCCCGCGCACCTGCCGCGCCTGATCCGCGACGCGGCCGACGTCTTCACGGTCAACTCCGCGCCGTGCATCATCGCCGGCGCCGTCCGCCAGCATTTCTGGCACGTGCCGTCGGGCGTCGCGCAGGATGACCAGTTCAGCGATGCGTCGTGGGTTGTGACAATTCCTGATTAGGTATGGCCGTCCGCGACTTCGACCCGACCCAGCTTGCCGCCGATCAGGGCGGTATCCTCGATCAGGCCGGTATCACGTTCGCGTATCTCGGCTCCACGGTCACGGGCGTCTGGTCGTCAAGCCGGACGATGTTTGGTGACTTCGAGGAGCAGCGCCGGGACGACGTGCGCTTCACGGTCTTTTTCACGACGTCGCAGGTCACCGGCACGCCGGCGCCGGCCACGACCTGCGGACGCGCGGGCGTGACCTACTTCGTCGAGCAGGTCCGCTTTGACGCGGAGGGGGCGGGCTGCGAGATGGATGTCATCAAGGCGATATGATCGCGGTCACGCTAAACTCGGCGAAGCTCGACTACGCCTTGCAGCGTCTCGCGCTGGCCGCGCGCGTGGATCTCGGCAAGGTCATCAAGCAGGAGGGCGGCAACGTCGCAAAGTCGATCATGCTCATCATCCCGCCGACGCCGGTGCCGGGCAGCACGAAGCCGCGCGGATCGGGCCTTTCGACAAAGGCCAAGCAGCAGGGCGAGAACGCGATCAAGTCGGATCTGTTCGGCGGGCGGCGCCGCAGCGGGGCGCGATACGCCTCAATCGGCCTTTTCCAGCGCATCGGCAACTCGACGATTCAGCCGCCGAAGCGCGAGCGCACCGAGACCGCCGCCGTGCGCCTCGGCTGGGAAAGCTCGAAGACGATCCGCATCTACTGGAAGTTCTGGCGCCCGAGCGCATCGGTGGCCGAGATGAACAACTTCCACCTGCGATACCGGAACAAGTACGGGCGCGTGCCGTTCGTATCGCAAAGCACAATCGGTCGCTGGAAGGTGCAGGATCAGATGTGGATCTCGAACGATACCGCCGACAACTACCTGCGGTGGGTCCAGCAATGGGTCGGATGGTCGAAGGCCGGCTTCGCCTCCGCGGCGCTCGCCTGCGGCATCCGCATCCCGGCGTGGGTCCGCCGGCACGCGCCCAAGGCGGGCACGTCCAGCGTCAACTTCGGCGCGAATCCCTACGTCATCGGCACGGCGACCGGGATTAAGGTGCCGAATCCTGACCGCTACGTCAACGCGGGGCTGGAGTTCCGAAGGAAGATCACGCTAAAGAAGGTCGACGCCATCCTCGCCAACCGCGCGGTCAACCTTGGTTTCGCGCGCGTCGACGGCGCCGGCCGCGTGCAGGAGAATATGCCGCAATGAGCACGAGAACCAACATCCGCAACGCCATCGCAACCGCGCTCACTACGCAAGGCGTGGTCGTAACCGCCAACATCCTCAAGGGCCGCAACAACACGCTCGCCTCGGTTTCGTTCCCGTCCTGCGCTGTCTATGCCGTCCACGAGGACGTCGAGGTGCGGACGCTCGCGCCGGCGAACCGCGACCAATACCGCGTGCTTCAGGTCGTGGTCGAATACTTCACCGCGCAGACCTCGACGACGCTCATCGACGATCTCTTCGACACCGGCTCCGCTGCGGTGGAAGCGGCCGTTTTGTCAGACGTTACCCTAGGCGGCGTCTGTCGTGATTTGCATTTGACGAGCGTGGATTATGTGATCGAGCCGGACGAAAACCTCCGGTGGGGAACCGCCCGTCACAACTTCAACTGTATCTATTTAACCACCGACTAAAATGGCTAACCATCTCGGCCGCGAAGGCACCGTCAAAATCTCCTCGACCACCATCGGGGAGCTCCGCAACTACGCGCTCGCCCACTCCTACGCCGTCGTCGAGGCCTCGGTGCTCGGCGACCGTGACCTCA